ATTTTCTATTTCATTATGAATAAACTTTGATTTTTTTGATAAATAATAGAGAATATATTTGTACAAACAGGTAGAAATATGTCGACTATCTTTTAAGTAAAGTAGATATTTTCTTCGTGGTATCAAATGGTCATTATTATTATATTCTTGAATAACATGAGAATTTAAATTATATCTCATATAATAAATAAAAAGATTATAATTTTCTATTTAATAATTTATTTTTTTACAGTCTTTTTCTTGACTACTTTCTTCTTCTTATCATCTTTTTTCATAACTTTCTTTTTAACTACTTTCTTCTTAGTTTCTTTTTTCTTATCATCTTCTTCATTTTCCTTTTTCTTGTCTTCTTCATCTTCTTCATTTTTCTTCATCTTGTTTTTGTAAGCAGATACCAAGTCTTTGACCTTTATAAGCTTGCCGTCAATTTCTAATTCATCTTCTGCATTGACTTTTTTATTTTCTTCTTCCTCTTTTCTTTTTTCTTCCTCTTTGGCATTTTTGTAAACTTCTACCATATCGTTTAATGGTATTGTTTTGCCTTCTTCTATTTCAAAAAGAGCATTCTCTATTTCAAGCTCTTTAGTTTTTATAGAGTTTTTCTTCTCTTCTTTTTTAAATTTGAAAATAGTCATAACTTTTTCTTTAATTGAGTTTTTTAAAATTAAGGCATCCTCATATCGAGGGTTAGCCACTATTGCCAAGTGGATTGCTTCTAAACAATCTACTATCTCGTTATCATAAGCTATATTATGATAAGTTCCTGCTGTCGGTATTACCTTCGCACTATATGCGCAACTTACCGAATATCCTTTTTCATTGATTAAATCTATTGCTTCTTGACTAGTTATAACAACATCGCACCAAGCCCAGCCGTCTTGCATCCATACTTTAGATACATAGCCTACAATTTCCTCTCTATCTTCTTCTGTTAAGTCTTGATGTTCTATAACTACATAGACGCCCTTAAACTTCTCAGCTATCTTGGCTAAATTCTCTTGCTTAATTATAGACAAGCTATCTTCATACTGAACAAGTCCAGCTTCAAGAAATCTTGATGTATAGGTCTGACCCTTTAAAATAGAATTTTCTTTTTTCATTAAGAAATAGTAGCTATAGTTGATTCAGTATTAATGCCTGTAAACACAAGTTCTGTAGATGTCCCTGATTTTTGCACAATGCATATATAATTAGGTATTGACTCTACCGCCTTTATATCAACATCATCCGCTACCAAAGCCATTTTAGTACTAATGTTTGCGAGAGTAAGTCCGACTGGCTCTTTTTCTGATCCGTAAACAGTTAGAAGACCTCCAACGCTAGTAATTCTAGGTTTAATTGATTCACCTAACCCTGATGGGCTAGCTAATCTAATTAGATATAATGTATTAATTAATACATCTCTTTGATATTTTCTTAATGCCATTTAATCGTCAAAAATTGGAATGGCTACACAACGACAACCGTAATCTTCTTGCGGATTGTTGCGTGCGCCTGTTTCTTTATTAGTTATAGGAGGATTAGCAAAGCTGAATATCTTGCCGTTGAGTTGCTTATGATCTTCTCTTGTTCTTGAGTCCCGAGATGTTGACCATTTATATTGAGTAATACCAAGTTCTAAATATTTAGATTCTTTGTATTTTGCAGTAAATAAACCGATTTCTTGTTTTGCTAAGAAACTAGCTTTATTTTTACTGATCCCAAATTCTTTTAATATATCATCTTTTAATGATTCTGCTCTTATGCCTGCAAAAACATTTTTTTCAATCTGACCCCTAAGCTTTAAAACTTCCTTTTCTGCAAAGTCTTTTATATATAACTCTAAGTTATTTGTAAACTCTTGAGCTATCTTAAGCTTCTGATCTTCTGTTGTGATTATATTTAATCCAACAACATTAGAAGCCGATTTTACTAAATCTTTATCTAGTCTATTTAAAATATCAACATATTTTTTATTTAATTGAAAATCTTTTATTGATGCGTCAATATTGATATTATCTAATTTAGTAACCAAGCTTTCAGCTAATTGTTGACCTGCTAGGACTGCCCTACCTACTGTTAGCTGTATTGTTGGTGGCAATTCATTTATATTTGCCTTTATCCTTCTAGTTCTTGTGTCAAAATTAAAACCTAGATTTTTAAAAGCTTTGATCAGTGATATGTTAAAATTACCTGCAAAATAATTATCTTTGTATCCTATCTTGCCAGTTCTAATGGCTGTAATTATCAAATCATCGCTTGAATTGTAATATAGCTTTTGTTTTTCTTCTAACTCATCAAGTAAGGGCTGAAATAGGCTTTTTTTAAAGAAAGCTAGTATCTCTTTAGCTATCCTTTCTTCTTCTATTGCTGGAGTTATAACTGGCTTTAATGTTTTAACCATTAATTTGAGTCATTAAAATATTACGCTTGTTTATTTCTTGCGTGGCTTCTTCTATTGTGATTACGCCCCTATCTACCATTGACAAGATATTATTTATCACAACATTATTCATATTGGCTTCTTGCTCTGAATTAAGCTCTCTTAATGGATTATAGCCAATCTTTATATCATAAACCTCAGTATCAAATAACTTCTTGGCGTATAACTTAACTATCTTAGCTATAGTGTTATCGTTCTTGCCTCTTATTTCTGCTTCAATCATAGAGTTGTAATTTTCTATTGAATCTTCACCCGATGCAAAGCCACTTGCGGATTGCCCAAAGAGTTTATTTATTGGCATTTTAACATCACTAGCAATAGCTATTCTTATTTCTCTTAATACTTCCGCTAATCCTGTAAATGTTTGTGTTTTTTGCTCGTAATCATCATCTTTATCTTTGATAATAGCGTTTTGATATGATTTAACTTGATTCATCATTTGAATTGACTTCAATACCTTTTGAGTACCTTCAGGCGTTCCTATTGTTTGGTGGAAGTTTTTTAAACCGTAAACATCAACCTTTGCCTCATCTAGCAAATCAAATATAACATTGTTATTTTTAAGAAATTGATTAAAGCTAATAATAACCCTTTCAACCTCACTCATACCCCAACCCCTCAATTGTGGTCTTAGTAGTGATGGAGCTGTCTTGCCCTTTATAGCAATAACTCTTGAAGGATCTAGTTTATTACCATAATAATAGAAATCATGCTGCCCACTTCCTGCAATGTATGGCTTTTCTTCAGTATAGCTACCAGTGCTTGATCTGTTTAGCTCCCATAAATCAGCGGCGTAAATCTCTAGTGGAGTATTTTTATTTATTTGAGTTATTCTTAGCGGGCTATCAGACTTACCAACTGTATTAATGATTATACCACTACCACCGAATAACCTTTCCCACCTCATGGCGTCTTTTATGGTATTTAAAACCCCTTCATCTTGTAAGAATTTTTGCAAGTCAGATATATCATCATCATCTAACATTTCAGATTTAATCTGTATCCCACCTTTGAAGCAATCTTCAATAGGCTGGTCAATCAAAGTTTGAATAATACCATAAGTAGAATAAGCATAAGATAGGGTTGGTCGGTCATTACTTACTAGATAAGTACGATTATTGAGCCTTAGCGTTTCTGTGCTTGATACCTGTTTATCAGTAGCTAAACCGAAAGCTAAGTCGGTTAATCCGTTAAGGGTATAGGAAGCGTGATAATTATCTTTTTTCTTAGCCATCAATAGAGTTTTAAGCGTCCCTGCTGGCTACTCTATTATTGGATAAAAAAAAATCAATAGAAAATAAAAAAGTTCTTGAGTATTAAAAAATGATTAATTATATAAATTAATAGCTGGCTTGATCACCAGTCCTTTCTTGTTCCACTAGAACAATACAATATGCTATTTTATAAGGCGGTAGCAATACCGCTTTATTTTTAAAGTATAAGTTTAAATGAATAAGAAGGAAAAAATAGCGCATTGTAAAATAACCAGCAAATTAAAAGAAGTGGTTGTCGGATTCTAGTGACTTAACAGTGATAAACTTATCCAAATTTTACAATTAAGCTCCTTAACTGATCGCTAAGTTCTGTTTGCAAAGTGAAATAAAACCTTCCTAGTGGTCGTATGCTTGGCTTTGGGAGGATAAAGTGGAGGTAATGCTCCGACAGTGATTGCTTTATAGCAAGGATTCAGAAGTAATATTATATTAGGGAGAAAATCACCTGCCCGTTTTACATCATTTGTGAAAATCTTGTAAAATCTTCTAAGCATATTTTGTTAAAGGACTTTGCGATAACTCAAAAGCATGACTTTTCAAAATAACCCTTTTTAATCGAAGGGTTTTTTGCGTCTAAACAATGCTCAAATCTAAAAGCATAACATTAAGTTAATAGTAAATACATTATAGCACTTGACATATTAAGAAAAATATGATATACTTGATTTATTACTAATAAAATTAAAAAAATATGAAAATCCAACACACAATAAAAGAATTAGCAATCATTGAATTATTTAAAGGTCAAGAATTAACTGGTCAAGCTGCTGAGACTTACAGTCGTTTGATTAACTTGATTAATAGCAATGCTCTTGAGAGATCAAAAAGGCAAGCTGGTTATTATTGGAGTAAATAGGCTACAAGACATCCCAGATAGATATATTTTGCTTGATATAATCCACTAAAGCATATCTAATAGCATCTATCCCATGATCCCAGCCAGCAGTATCATTAACAACTGGCAATACTTCTTTAGTGTTTTTGTCGATCTTATAAGAATAGTTTTGAAACTCTTCTAAAACCTTCTTGCAGTCTTCGTGAATTATAACTTTATTAAATCCTTTAATATATTCTATACCATCAATTATTAAGCTGCTTTTAGTCTCACCCTCACTCCTATCACTAGACTTTGAAGCCCCTTCTATGTTAAAACCCCTTCTAGCTAGATAAGATATAGTTTCAGGTCTTGAATTATCCGCTTTTATTTGCCACCTTCTGCTATCAGGTATTTGATCAAATAAGGCTGGTAAGTCATCTATTTGTGTTTGATATCCGTAAATCTCTTTATCAATATATAAATTATTATCCATTATAAATAATCTAATTAACACTGTAGGATCATTAGCAAAGCCCCAGTCTGCACCATAAAACAATCTATTCATATATAGATCGTTTATTGGTGGCGTTTCAAACTTAGCAACCTCATATTTGCCACTAAATATAATCTCTTCAGGATTCCCGATTGGTATTCCTCCGTATTCGTGCTGGTAAGCTTCAAAGTTATTTATCTTTAGCTTTTCTGCGTCTGCAAAAAACTTCTCACCGAGCCAATGTCTAGGGACTTCTTGATAATTAGAATGATGAATTAATCTATCATCATTTATTTCATCTTGGACTTTATTTACCCAGTGATTAGGGTTTCTTGGTGGGTTGTAGGTAAAGAACTCAACAAACTTATCACCACCCCTTAAAACTGATTGCTTGACACTTCTTATTTCTTCTAAGCCGCTGTATTCCTCGCCTTCTTCGAACCATAAATATTTAAAATAACCTTTTCTTAATTTGATTGATTTTAACTTGCTAGGCTCATCTAAACCCCGCATAATTATTTTTTGTCCAGTTGGCAAATAAGTTATTTCAGAAGGGGATTTAATATGATCAAAGTATTTATCCACCCCTAGCATATCAATAGCGAATAATAGCGTTTCTAAAACCGAAGTCCTTATTGTATTAGCTGTTTTTCTGATAGCGATTGCATTGGCTGTAGGGTCGTTTATTATACCCAAGATTATTTGCTCTGCAACAAAGGTTGATTTAGTGCTACCCCTGCCGCCTCGTAGCCAAAACTCGTTGTAAGTCTCGTCTCTAATATCTCTATGGACTTGATGAAACGATGGAGCTATTATTTGAGATAATTTAATATCATTAGAGATCATCTTTTATAACTCTTGGCAATAGGTCGCCACCATCTTTGGCTGTCAATTCATTTCTTAAACTAAACTCTTCTTTGCATTTCCTTTCTAGCCACCATTTGGAGCTTATATCATCGCCTTCTTTTATCTTGTTTACAATATTCATTTTAGCCTTTATATCTACGCTTTTTCTTACTGCGTTCATTTCGTCAACAAAACTGGGGTGCCTTTCACTATGATTATAATAAGTCTGCTTTGAAATCTTTGTGAAAATACAAGCTTGATCGATAGTAAGTCCATTTGAAAAAGCTGTTTTAAATTCTTTGACTTTATCAGGCGTTATTGCCTCAGGTCTTCCAGCGTCTTTATGCAAATGTTTAGGCTTCTTTTTAGTCATATTATTTGTTAATAAAAGCGATATTGGGATTTAATTCTGGACTTTTACCTCCAGTTTTAAAGCCGTGAGGATGCTTTTTAAGTAAAATCTTATCCATTATAAATTGCCTTTTTCTTGTTTTAATTTATCTAATAAAAATTTTCCTATATACATCTCTTTACTTCTCCAAAATTTAACTAACTCTGAAGCTTCTTCGTAATGATCGGAGTTAAATTCTATCTGAATTGCCTTTTTAACATCACTAGACATATCATTTAATCTTTCGTTATCTTCTTCATCTAAAAGTGAATAATCTATATTATTTTCACCAATTTCTATATGCAAATCTTGAATTTCAACATCTATGTCGTCTAAATTAGTATTTAACCCTTCTAGCCAATTTTTTAAATTATCTTCATTGATTGGATTAGTTTTTTGATTAAAAACTTGTAATAAATATTTTATAGCTGTTTTTTTGTTTGGCAAATCTAAGAAGGTGCAGTTTAACTTACTTGGTATATTGTAGCCTTCTGATTCTAGTTCTATTAAAATATCTTTGCGGCAATGCCCGTCTATAATATAAATCTTATCTTCATCTTGCCACACATAAATTGAGCTTGCGAAGCCGTTACTAATAATACTTTGCTTAACTTTCTCACTATGGTAATTATTTTTAAGATTAACTGGCTGTAAATCTTGCAAATCTTGCCAAGTAACTCTTTCAGTTTTTAAAATTAAGTCTTTTATTTGCATTTTGAATATTTGTTGCTGTTTATTTAACAATAATTTGACTTTTTAAAATAGCAATATATTAAAAGCAACGGGGATAGTTTTGAATATCCGCCGTTGCGCCCTCGTGAGTATGTCCCTATTCACGAGGGTTTTTTAATTTAACAAAAACCTTTCATCAATCTTTATTCTTGTTTGAGAATATTTTAAATATTCCTCTTCAGTAGCTCCCATCTCGTAAGCTTCGGATTTATCTTTTATCCAGCCCAATAGATTAGACACTTTAACATTGAAATGCTTAATAAACTCTTGATTGAATTTTATATGAATAGTCCCTTTTTTAAATATTTTTATTGTTGCAAATAGCTTTATTTTCTCTTCTTGACTATCAGAACAATGTATTTCTCTAGCTTTGCCATATTCCCAAGATTTATGAGGCAAATCAACAACATAACCAAGCGTTCTTGCTACTGTGCAGACATCGCTTAAAATGTTTTGTGTTTCATTTCCAGACATACTATAAGAATATCTAAACTCGCCGTCTTGCAAATGATTCTCGCCCCAAGATTCAAAAATAATTCGATTGTCAAGTATTACCATATCTATTTTTCTTTTGTTATTATATCTAAAATCATCATTAACCCAAGTTTTTTTATTTGATTTATAATTGATTATATTTTTTTCATCTGTGAATTGATAAAATAAATCTATTAGCTGCTCATCAATATATTTATTAGCATTTTTAATAGCCCAAATGACAACCGCATAAATATTTGATTCGTTAAAATCTACTTTATTACTCAATTTTTTCCTAAACTCATCTCGATATTTTATACTTAATCGCTCATTGATCGGTCTAAATTTTGTAAATAATTCCTGCCAATATATTATTTTCAAATTCTCAATCCTCTTTTGCAAAGCCTCTTTTAAATTTTGTATTGATACCCCTAGTTCATTTAATAACCCAGCATCTAATTTTGAGATATTACGATAATTTTCAAAAATACTATTAAGCTCAACATCATATAGATTGCATAGAGTTTTTACCAAGCTGTCGCCTTGCACTACATCGCCTAAGCCCTTTTTTATTTTACCTTCTATCTCTTCCCGAATTTCTTTTTTTTCATCTTTTATATTAAAAGTTTTTTCAAAAAATAGACTAAATGCGTCTTTTTGTTTTGCTCCATAATATAAAGGCTTGCTAAAAATTACAAGATCAACATAAGCCCTTGCTTTCCTTTCAGCGTCCAAGAAATCATAATTTCCAATAATACGACTATCCCAGCCTCTTTTTTTAATTATATCTTGTATATGCTCATCACTTGACCATCTAGAAGGGATAACCATGATTACATTCCTGCTGGTGGACTCTTCTAATATCTTTTTAGTCCATTCCTTAAATTGGCTGTATGGTGGGTTACAAAAAATATTGCCAACTTCTTTATCAATTAGTGTTTGTTGGTAAAAATCCGTGCCAATAATTATAATCGATGGATCACAATTTTTTATTAAGATTTCTGATTTTTCAATGCCGAATTTTTGATCAAAACTATCTAATTTTTGCAAAGTCTGACCATTGCCGCAGCCAATATCTAAAATTGACCCCCCTAATTTAAGACTATTAATTTTATTTATAATTTCATCGGTTGTCGGATAGAATTCCCAGTCTTGATTGTTTTCTTTGAGATTGCTCAATAAGTCTTTCATATTTTTATTGTTTTTGTTGTTAAAAATCACTTAATCAATAAGCTTGTATTTATAATAACATTAAGCTTTTATAATGTCAACTAAAATAATAAAAAAAGATTAAATAAACTTACTGCTATTATATATAGTGCTAAAAACCCTTTAAAA